GTGGGCGCTTTATCAGCTGCTTGAAACCACTGTTCTCAACGGTATTAGGACGTGGCAAATAATTTGAATATGCTAGCCACTCATTTAGCATGTCATCGAATATATTTCTCATTTTGTTTCTTCCTTGTCTGCTGGTGTTTTCACTCAGCTTTAGTTAAGATCATGGCAGCCAGCACTCGCTTAACTGCCATGATATTATTTACTCTTGTGATAATTAGTTCACTCAACTTTTGGATCAAATGTCATCAAGAAATGTCATCAAGACCATCTACCAAATCATTGAGCTCCGCTTCACTTATCTCTTCTGTCTCAGCTTTTGGAGCTGGTTCATTGACAGCTGGAAGATCATCTGGGTCCGTAGCCAAGTCATTGTCTTCAGTCAAGTCATCAATGTCATCATCGCTGATGTCATCATTCTCTGCTGGAGCAGGATTCTCAACCTTAGTCTCAACAACCTTGTTTGTCTTTGTTGGCTTTGTCACCTTAGGAGCTTCATAGACCTCAACATCCTCTTCAGGAATGTCATCATTAGAGCTGAGCTTTATGTACTTGTCATAGAACTCTTGGAGCTCTTCTGGAGTTGAAGACACATAGTAAGTGTCATCAAACTCGAAGTTGTCGATAGCTTCCTTGTTGATAGCTGGAATCTCGTATGCCTTTTCAGGCTTCGTGAATCCAAACTTGTCAATAACCTTCTCATTGAAGGTGTATTCATTTGGCTGACCTTCATTGACAGTCTTTGGCACCACAGTCATGTGGATGTAGAAGTCAACAGCTTTTCCACCATTGAAGCAGCATGATGTTCTTGAAGCCTCTTGGATCTTCTGCTTGAACTTCTTGTAGAACTCCTTGTCAGTGAACACTAAGACTCTCAACTGCCCATTGTTCTATGGATATGTTGGATCCTGCTTCACATATACAGGAATTATTGCCTCAAACTTGCGGCCGAACTCTCTGTTCTTCTTAGCGCTTTCGCGATCTTTCCAACCAGACTCTTTCCATGCAATGAAGTTCATGTTTGCGAACCTGCAGATTGGACATGCATCATAAGGATTTCCTTCAACCTTGACGAACTTTGTCACTGGACATACAACTTGAGCATCAATCTTGCTCTTGCCATTCTCGTCCTTAGTCCAATGCTGATGGATGTATCGTTCGATGAATGGATAGTCTCTGTCGTTCTTCTGTGGGCTCTTGAATGCAAGCAGCCTGAACTTGTAGTACTCATTGTCCTTAGTTGGACGGATGAACAACGCAAGATTCTTCTTGCGAGTTGACTCAGCGCTTTTTGACTGAGATGGCAACGAATTTATGAACGTGCACATACTGTTATTTCCTTTATTACTTTTGTTATTGTTGTTTGTTCAGTCTTCTCCAAAGAAGATCATCTGTGAACTTGATTGGATTGACTCGACATGACTTGTACTTCTTGAACGCCTCTTGGACATCTACGTTGTACTTATCATATCTATTTAATATTTTACTGAATTCGTCTTGTGATATTCTGTCTAGCTTAGGAATAATTTCCTTGAAATTCTATATTGAACTTAGATAGTATATAGATATTTCACCAGCTAAATACTTAGCTACTAGTTTTCTGCTAGCTATAAGATGGCGTATATATTCTTTTGTTGAAGTAAATCCAAGTCTTACACAATCATCTACAATGTTGTTTGCAGACTTCAAGAACCACTTGTATATCTTGTAGTACTGGTTGTTGACTTTAAGATAGTCAACAAACTTTGACAGATACACTTTGCTAAGCAGAACTTCTGGAATGTCCCATTCTGTCTTTCCACATTCATACACTAAGAACTTGAAGTACTTGATAATGTCTACATTGTACTTCTAATACACTTCAACAAATCTGTCAAACACATCTTTGTTCTTAGTGTATAAGCCTTTAGCTGCTACTCTCTCAAGTGGCATCTTCCTAATTATGTTAGGATTGTTGTCTTGAGCAAAGTACTTGTAGTAAGTAGCAGCAGCTAAGCCATCAAGCTTTATGCAATTAGACTCTTGCATATTTCTTGTTCTTTATTCTGTCTTTTACTTTCTTTATGAAAAGAGTATTGAACAATGATGAATAGTTCTTGTATATGATCTTGAAGAAATCAAATATAGTCAAAGCATAATAGTCAAGCAAATCCTCTATGAACTCTTCATTTTCAAGTACTTGCAAAAATATCTTCTTGAGCTATGTGTCTTTATTCTTCTAGTTGAAATCAGGATATTGTGCTACAATTCTGTTTATCACTTCTGCATCATCAATAGCATTCAAATGCTTGTCATTTGTGTAGAAAAATGATGTGTCAACTGTGCTGTTGAAGTCTTCAATTGAAGCTGTTGGCTTGTCATCATCTTGGATGTCTTCAACTACTTGGACTTTCTTAGCAGCACGTTTTCTTCCTGCCTTCTTTGTTGGCTTGTCTGTTTTCTTGACTGATGTCTTAGCAGAAGTCTTCTTTGTTTCTTTCTTAGAGCGCATCTATGTCTTCTCCATTAAGTGATGCGTTTATGTTTGGCAGATTTCTGACTATGTTTCCAAGCTCCACATCATCATTTGCTGCCTAGCTGAAATCACTGTCAAAAGTTATGTCAGCTAATGTCAATGTCTCCGCATCAAGTTTCATTGACATAAGTTTTCCAACTTGTCCACCAAGTCGGTTCTTCAAAATTCTTCCATTTATTATGCCATTCTCTCTGTCTTCTGGCATCTGATACAAAGCTAAGATGAAGTCTGCTGTATGTGCAATACCTCTTGATTCAGAAATATGCTCCATTCCAATGTTTTCATTGTTCATGCCTTCTGAATTAGCTTGAACTGCTGACACAACTGGAACATTGAACTTGTATGAAAGTGCTCTAAGTTTTTCAGAAACTTCCAATGCACCTTGATACATGTTGTCAGAACTATGTTGTGGAAGAACGAGATTCAAGTAGTCAACTACGACTACATCAAAATGCTTTCCATTGTTCTTCAAATTCTCAAGATACATTTCAATGTCTGATGTCTTTATAGACCTTGGTGGATATTCTTTTATGTACAAGTTTGAATTTGAATGCTCTGCATAGAAGTCTTTTATCCTCTGCAAAGCTTCATCTGCACATTCATTTAGCTTGTTTATGTTCTTCTTTGAGATATGAGCATCAAATCTTGTTGCATATACGTCTTGACTCATTTCAAGTGAAATGACTACAACTGAAAGATTCTGCTTCAAGAAGTTCACTGCAATGTTTGACAAAAACACTGACTTTCCTAATCCAGCTTGGCCCATAAATATTGCTAGCATCTTTCCATCTTTGAGAAATCCACCATTAGTATATTGGTCAAGTGTAGGCCAACCAGTTGGAATTTTCGCTTTAGGATTCATGATATAATCCCAGTGGTCAGCCTGCATTTGTGGATCAAAATAGTCAAGACCTAAGTCAGTGTCATTGAATGTTATTCTTTGGACTTTGTCAAATCTTGACAGACAGTCATCAATTACTTGGTCTGAATTTGACTCAATCTTCTCAATGTTGTCTGCAATTGCCCAACGAAGTGCTCTCTTCCTTATGAACTCTTTCAAATTAGAAGATATTACGTCGTCAGGCATTGACTGCAAATCAATGTTCTAGACTTCATTGACTAATGTCGAAACATTCTGAAAGTCAATGTCTTCTGTTGGATGTTTCTCTATATAACGCTTCACCATTGCCAACAGAAGTTTTGTGTTAGGTGTCGCATTGTACTTGTCATAATAGTTAAGCACAAGCTTGTAAAGCATGCTTAGATTTTCTGTCTAAAACCATCTTTTGTCAAAGACGTTAGACATTATGCTCAAGTACTTTTTATCAGTCAGAGTCTTCTTGAAGAGAAGTTTCTCGACTACATCATTAGAGAAATCTAGTTCCATTAGCGCCAAGTTCCATATCCATTGTTGCTATAATCAGTATGGATATAGTTTACCCGTTTAGAAACGACTTTATTGTTTGACTTTCCCATTACAGTTGCTGCTTCGCCTGAAGGAAGCTGCACTTGAAGAGGAATTTCTATAAGCTCGGCATTTTTAGCTGATGTTTCAGCAAGTTTCATCACAAGCTAGTCATTTTCAGCTTGCAACTTTTCAACTTTAGCTTCAAGTTCTGCAATCTACTGACGTGCAACATTCAATTCAGCATTAAGTTGAGATATCTAGCGAAGCTTGTCATTAAGCATATCCATCTATGTTGGATCATCTGGAACATTCTCAACCATACTCTCATTTGAAATATCTGGAACTAAATCAAAATGTCTAGAGCCATCAATATCTTTTGTCAAGACTATCTTTTCATTTGGTGAAATTTGCTTAGTATCACGAGTAAGAGATTCAGCTGCGCCTTCAAGAATAGCATCTACTACTTTTTCTTCTTCAGACTGTTGCTCAAAAATCTTATTTTTGTTTTTCTTAGCCATTAGTCTTCATCCTCTTCATTCATTTCATCTTCTATCTTGTCAAGCTCACGAGATGTTGAGTTAGAGTACTCCATTATCTCTTTGCTCTTGTCATTGAAGTTCTCAAGGAATGTCTCCCAAATCTTATCATTCTTGACAAGCTCCTTGTATGTAATACGAGTCTGCTGCTTGTAAGAGTCGCAAATATATCCACCACGAACTTCTTGCAAGAAGCCAAGCTTTACTGCATCTTCAATAAGACCATCATACTTTGAAATTCCTGACGTAAAGTCAAGATAGACTTGTGCAGTGAACATTGGCTTGCAGATTCTGTTCTTCACAGTGAAGAACTTCAACTTGTTTCCTTTGTAAAATCCAACATTGTCATTTGAAGACTCAAGTCCTGTCAAAAACTCTGTGTCTGTTGACTTGACAAATACTTTTTCGCACTGAAGAATAACATGTGATGCGAACTCAATTCCTTTACCACCAGCCATGTTCTGAATTTTTGACGCAAACATTGCGCCTGGATCCTGATATGCATGGTTGATTACAAGCAATGTTGCATTTGACATAACAACACGCATCATAAGTCCGCGCATCATGTTGTTCTTAAGCTTAGCACCAAGACCCATGTCCATAGCAGTCTTGTCTTTGTTGACTGCATCATTTACAAGCTTATCAGCTGCAAGCGCGCCATAAGAATCAAGAACACACAATGCTCTGATGTTGTCATTGTTGTCAGGATCTTCAAGATATTCCTGACGAGCTTTTACAAGTTCATCATAAACCTGAAGCATCTTCACTGAACACTGCTCAATTGATGCAACTGGAATATGGTTGATTTTCTTAAGATCAACACCTTCCTTCTTGAAGAAGTCAACAAGCGTTCCACCTTCTGAATCGAATATATAGACGACGTCAACTTGGTTGTTCTTCAATGCATTCATAACTGCATGAGCTGCAATCAATGACTTGCCTGACTGTGAAAGTCCGAACAATGTTGAAATTCGTCCAACTGGAAATCCTTTATGTATGTCTCCAGTCAAGACTCTGTTTATTGCGAATGATCCTGAGTCAATGAACTCTGTGACCTTTGCATAAGATGACTCATCAATAGTCTCAGATCCAGTTGACTTCCTTATAGTCTTTAGAACATCATTTAGCTTCATACTATTTTATCCTTTATAGATATTGTACTTGCTTAGAATGATGTTAGAACTTAATGTCTTCTAGAAAGATAGTATTGCTTTATGCACATATAATACATGCACGTGCGCAGGATTTTCTATATTCTATATCCAGCTTTAGATGTGTTTCTAAGAAGCATGTCTTCTTCTTTAGATATCCATTCACAATCTTCATTTTGCAACAGTTTTTTATAGAGTTTGTTGTAGTCTTGCAATGTGAACTCTCTATCAAGCTAATACGAAGTATGGTATGCTGTTATTCGCTTGAATGCTTTTTCAATTGCTACAGTATTGAATTTGAAAGGAATGAACTTTCTTGCTAAAGACAGAACTAAGAAAATTGGATGGCTTTCATCTATTGTGTTTGAAAGAACTATATTAGTCTTTGCGGTAATACTAAGACTTAGCAATTTCTTCTTCAAAGCCTTCATCACAGCTGGAGTTATGACTTTAGATTTAAGAAACAAATTAAATGAAGAATACTTGTACTTATTGTCAAGTATTCCAATGTAGTTCTTTGTTTTGTCTTCAGGCAATTGAAGAATGAACAAATGCTTTATGTTATCCGAATCCATTAGTAGAAATTTCTGAACATAGTTGGTCAAGACGCCACCAACCAACATTGTATGGGAAGTCAGCATCTGATGCTTGATCTATTTTCCATACTATACGATCTACATATGGCTCATAGTCACTAAGCTCATCAATTCTATTCATTTCTGGTATGAACTCTTTTTGCTGAGCAATAGCATAGAAGCCAATGTTTATTCCATTTATCTTAGGAACGAAACCATCATATATTACATCTATTACATTAGAAAGCTCTACTGAAATCCAGATAGAAACTTCTTGTGACAAGTCAGGATTGTCTGGATATTCAACATAAGTTGAAAGCTAGTTAGATATGTATGTGCTGATTTTTGGTATGACGTAGCTTGTAAGTTTTGCTTTGTCCGGGCCACCAAAAATATATGTCTTGTATACAAACTAGAATGTAGCAGTTATTATGTCTTCAGCAGAACCATCCATTTCATCTTGATGTTCTATAGTTATTGCATCTTGCAAAGTGACTTGGTTGTTGAAAACACAGTCAGTATATTTAGGATGAATGCATGTCACAAACAAATCTGGATTGAAGAACTGCAAAAAGTTTGACATTATCTTGTCAATGTCTTGTGGGTTTTTTGAAAGCACAGTTACATCATAGTTTATATCAATAGGAACTGGCGTATACAAGTTGTAGTTGCGACGTTGAGATGTTTCTTGATACTTTACTTCATTGTGCAAGTTGTTAAGACGTTCTGGATTTCTTGTTATGCCGGTTCTGTTTATTGCTATCATTGGAAGCTTCATTTCACCCATTTTATCTGGATTCTGAAGATTCTTCAAGACACGTGAACGCTAGCCAAATACACATTTGACAGGAATTATCGTGTTCTCTTTTTGTTTAGTCTCTTTGTTTGTCATCTGACGTTCTATCTAGATGTTGTTGAATAATCTAGCAAACATCATGTTGGCATAAGCAAGTTCTGCGTTATAACTACGTATTTCCATTGTACTTCTTTCTAGATTCGCTTTTATTATTTACAACTCAAAAAATTAGCTTGTGATACTAGACTTGTATAATACAATATATGTCAAAAGATAACATACAGATTGGTGACTTCAACTTGTTTATAGAAGTTGTGAAGTCTTTAGCTAAGTTCGCGGAGTCTGCAAAGTTCTCAATTGATGGGAATGGTTTGACAATCTATGGCAAGAACAATTGTGCTAGATGTGAAATGCAGACTAATGCAGTTACATCTGACAATTTAGTTGAGATAAACGTCGCTGATGTCTAGATGTTGCTTAAGATACTTATGACAGTGAAAGAAGTCCATGAAAATGACTATTCTGGCTTCAAGTTCCTGTTTGATGGCTCTGCAATGAAGTTTGAATCTAAGAAAATGAAGACAAAACTTACGACATGCAGAGACAGTGCATTGATTGAAAAATGGATTTCAAAGAAGCTTGTTACGCCATTGCAGCCAGTATTTGAGTTCTCAACTACAAGTGACATGATAAAGCGGCTTAACAACCATTCTTTCATAATGACAGATGCTTCAGCTTTGAGAATCTATCTTTCAATGGACAAGCAACTTGAGAAGAATGTGTTGTATGCTACTCTCGGAAATGAGACAAACAATTTGAACAATTCATTGACATTGAAGTTTGGACTTGTGACTTTTGGTTCTCTTGAAGACAGAAAGCTTGTTCTTGACTTTGAACGTCTTAATATTTTCAACATGGTTCCATCTAATGACATGAAGATACAGCTTATGGACAAGAATGTTCTTGTAAGCAAAACAACTATGAATGGAAAGAATGGAACTGTGTTCAATCTTACGATTTACAATTCTCTTAGGAAAAGCTGATGTCTGACATAATTGACAAGCTTCGTGAGTCAAAGAACAAACTTCTTGAAGGTGAAGCAGAAAACATAATGTATTGGAAGAAGCTTCGCCATAATAAAGAAGACTTTGAGCTTTTCTTGAACAACAACATTGCTGAAGTCTGGTTCAAGACAAAAAATGGCAATGATGACTAGCTTATATGCACATCAAACACTACATTGATAAAGCTTTTCTCTACTAAGAAAAAAGAGGACAAGAAGAAAGTCGCAAAGCTTGCTTCTAAAGGAATTCATACTAATGAAATGGATTCTGTTCTTACATGGGACCTAAGAGCAAACAAGTTCAAGACAATCTATCTTAAGACATGGGCTATTTTGAATTTCGTAACAATAACGCCATAGAACATTGAAGTTCTTGACCAAGTAGTTGAAGATCTTCTTAAGATATGATTTCATACGAGTTCAAACAATACATAAATGAAAAGGCATTGGAGTATCTTCCAATGCAAAAGCTTAAAGTTGGAAACAAGTACAACTTTAGGTGTCCATTTTGTGGTGATTCAAAGAAGTCTGCAACTAAGAAACGTGGTTGGTGGTACACTGACACTTGCTCATATCATTGCTTCAATTGTGGAACAAATCTTTCAGGAATAAAGTTTCTTGAAGCTGTTTCAGGAAGCAAATATGCATAGATAAAAGATGAGTATTTGAGGCTATATCTCAAGTCTGGACTTAATGCTTCATTGTCATCATTTGTAGATACTAAAGTTGAAGAGCCTAAGTTGTTTGACATAAAGTCAATGCTTAAGCCTGAATGGAAATGTCCATTGTCTGACAAAGCTAAAAAGTATCTGTCAGCACGAAAAGTTCTTGAAGCACCATTTCTTGAAGATACATTATATTCATGGTACAGTAAAAAGAATGAAGAGTACATTCTTATTCCATGGAACTTAAATGGTTGTGAAGGTGCTTATTTCTAGCTTAATGACTTCTTGAAGCATAGAGAGATGAAGTACATATTTCCAAAAGACACAAAGAAGCTTGTGTTTGGTCTTGACAATGTTGATGTGTCATGGCCATACATAATCTGCTTTGAGGGAGTTTATGACAGTCTCTTCGTGAAAAATGGAATTGCAACTGGAACTAAAAGCATTTCAGAATACCAATACAAGTTGATTTCTGAAAGATATCCTCACCATACTATTGTAGCGTCATTTGACAATGACAAGCCAGGTCTTTGCTCTTACATAAAGTGCATCAAGCAAAACAGAAAGCTTAAGTATTTCAAGTGGTTCAACACTAACACAAAACAAAAAGACATTAATGACTATGTGCTTGCTAAAGGCAATGTAAATATATTTACAGACACCAAAAAACTAGAGCGGCTGATAGTTGATGATTTGTTGATGAAGTTGTATCTTGTTGAAAATGGTCTCTGGAATTTGAAAGAGACAATAAATGATAAGGCCACATAGCGGAAATAATGGAAAGTACCATGCAAAATAGGGGTACTATTTTCCGCTTCATCCAGAAAAATATGCGTCAGAAAACAAGACTATAATATACAAGTCTAGTCTTGAGCAACGGTTCATGCTTTATCTTGACAAAAATCCAGGAGTTCGCTGGTGGAAGTATGAACCATATCCATTGAAGTATTTTGACGCATCAACAAACAAAGTCAGGAAATACTACATTGACTTCATTGTATGCGTAAAAGGAAATCCTGACAGAATTTTCTATTGCGAAGTTAAAAGCAAGAAAGAGACATTGAAGCCAAAGAATCCTAAAAACATTCAAGAGAATCTTCTTTATCTGAAGAATCTCTCGAAATGGACTGCAGCTACAAAGTACTGCAGAGAAAAAGGATATGAATTTAAGCTGATAACTGAGGATTAGCTAAAATAAGACTTTCAAGTCTTGATCCTTTAGGAATGTCAAATCCCCATTTCTTTCTAAGCTTTATTTCTGTCATAAGAAAGTTGTCAGTAAGAATTGACTTTCCAACAGAATAATGGTGAAGTGACTTTTCAACAAGAACACCAAGTCTAAGCTTATACTTCATTACAGTCGACAATGACAAATCAGTATCATAGCAGTCAAATGAAAATTCATTTCCAAATCTAAGACCTAGCTCAGCTGCTTTCTTGCTGATTATTATGCAAAGTCCATCAATGCATGCTACAGAATGATCTGTGACTTGTGGTGAATGCTCACTGAAATAAGACATCTAATTTCCTTGCTCTCCATGCGTAACACATCCCCAACGTGATTCAGGATAATGTCTTGAGCCACAATACCAATTCAATGGCGACTCATTTACAGAAAACTTTGCACATCCGCACAGACCCATTACATCATACTTGTCTTTGCACTTCTCAATATGCATAATCAACTCTACAAGCTTCAATGACACATCAGCATGCATGAATACGACAAAGTCATATTCTTCTTTGTTTACAAATGTCTTGTATTTGACATCATCAAGAACATTGTTGTAAAGTTCAGGAAGAGGCATCATGTTGTTGCTTATCTTCTGAATGTCGACTGTCTCTTTATATTCTGGCCATTTGTCATAGAAATCCTATATAGTAAATTCATCAATTGCGAAATTACTATCTTTTGCGACCATTAATATCAAAATTTTGCTCATGAAAGACTTTCCTCTAATGCTGCTGTCTCATCTTCATTTGAAGTTTCAACTCTTATCCAACGCTTCATTTCAATATGCTTGTTGTTGAGGTTTACTACTTTGTTAGTCTTGTCATCTACAACTCGTATATTAGAAGCTTCTGTATCAGTTAGACGAACAAACTGTTTTTGATATGAAATGCCATTGTCAATCTTTATTTCGACATCACCAATCTTGTAATATTGAGGTGCTGCTTTCTGTTGTACAGGCTATGCAACTTGAGTTGCAGGTTGTTGTGGCTTTGGAATGCTTCTCTATGCTTGAGGAACTGGAGCAGCATTGACTTGGCTTGAGACAACATTCTATGCTGCAGCATTTATTGGACCAGTTGGCTTCTCACCACCATATTCTCTAAGAATCTTTATCTTCTGGCCAGACATTGCATACAGACCAACAAGCTCTTTTCTACTTGAAGCTTGGACACCATTTTCTGGATGTTGCTTCATTCCAAGTGAGCCATCTGCAAGCTCATCTTCCTCAAAAACTAATATGTCAAAATACATGCTTTTCTCTTTCTGCTTTTTAGAAAAGATCTTTTGAATCCATCTAAACATATTATATTATACATCTAAAACCGCAACTTTAGAAATGTGGTTTGTACGTTGAACCTAGATGATATTGTTGAATATCGAGTTGTCAATCTCTTTTCTATGAGACACTACATAAATATTCTAGTTGTACATGATTATGAAATCTCTAAGAACTTGAATAACACCTTCAATAGCAACAGCATCAACATTTCCATCAATGAACTCATCGAGAATAAGTATGTTGCTAGTCAAGTTGTTTCTTACTGCCATGAAGTCTCTAAAAGCAAAACATGTAGCAAGCATTATTCTTTGACGTTCACCTGCACTGAAGTTGTTGTATTCACATGTTCCACCATCTGTAATGAACTAATAGTCCATATCAGCATCAAATACTACAGTATAGTCAGCACCTAGCTTAGTAAGATACTACTTCAACTTGTTGTTAAGTAGACCAACTAAGTCTTTGATGATGAATTTTCTCAATGTGTCTTGAGCAACAATTGACTCTGCAAACTTAAGATACTTGTACTCATCTGACATCTTCTCAAGATTTTCATTCTCTTCATTTACGTTCTTCTAGTTGTTTTCAAGAAGTTCGTTGTATGGATTTTCCTCATTTTCTTCACGTTCAATGTCAGATCTTGTCCAATCAATTCTCTAACTTAATGTGCTAAGCTCACGTTTAGTCTATGTGTTTTCAAGTGTAAGATCTTCTATTTTCTTGCTTACAACCTTGAGTTTTTTGGTCAATATGTCAAGCTTTCCATCAAGTTCTGTCTTCTTATTTTTCTTCTCATTGAGCTAAGTCTCATACTCATTGCACTTGTCTTCAAGCTTCTTTATCTCATCTGATGTATTCGTTATGTTGTAATAATCTTTGAATACTTTGCTGCAGTCATTACAAAGCTTTGCAAGAATCTCAGTATATTTGTCAATTATCTTCTGCTTCTGGTCTTTCAAGTTCTTAGCTTTATGAAGACTTACATCTGTCTCATTTATCTCTTTCTCTACTTTGCGAATGAGTATTCCAATTTTGCTTATTCCTTCATCTATCTTGCTTGACAAAGCTTCATACTTGCTTACTTCTTCATCATTGACAGCAATCTTCTTGTTCTTCAAATTCTTGTATTTTGAAAGAAGCTAGTCAAGATTGTTCTTAAGTTGTTCAAGCTTTGATTGCTTCTGCTCATCATACTGCTTTATCTTGCTTTGGTATGCATCGCTGTTTTTGTTCAAAAGCATCAACTTGCTTTGCAATGCAAGCATGTCTTTGTCATAGTTCAAAATGTCACGATGGATAGTGTTGTACATGTCTCCAAACACAGATATATCAAACAACTTCTCAATGAACTCTTTCTTCTCTCCTTTACGAAGCTTGAAGAAATTGTATGTTTGGTCAGATGAAAGCATGACTGTTCTAAGAAATATTGACATGTCACAATGAAGAATTTCTTTTTCAAGAAACTTTCTTGTCTCTGCCATTGATGACTTCGTCAAGTCAAGCTCATTACCATCTTCTATCTTAGACACTTGGCAATATGGTGCTCCATACTTGTTGAAGCCTGATGCTACTTTGTATTTGTCATCTTCAATGCTGAAATATGTCACTACTCTTACTTCTTTTGAGTTCACATATCTGTTGTGGATATTCTCATTCTTGACTGAGTTCTGAAGATCTCCAAACAAGCAATACACTAATGCAGAAAACAAAGTTGACTTTCCAGTTCCATTCTTAGCACCTGGAATGTCGTTGTTCTTTCCACATATGAGATTCATTCCCTTGAACTCACTGTAGTCAAATACTTCATCTGCAAATGACATGAAGTTGTGGATCTCTATCTTGCTGAAGTTTATTCTCATTGCTGTTCTGTCACTTTTTCGTAATATTCCTCAAGCATTTTGTATAGACGAGCTGAATCAATTTCTTGCTCATTAAGCACTGCTTTATCAATGTTGTCAATATAGTTCTTTATGTATTCAAGCTTTGACTTCTTTATCAAGGCAATCGTTTCATTCTGAAGACTTACTCCGTCATTGTAATTCAATGAAACTTCATAGTCTGGAATAAGTTCATCATATGGCTTGTAGTCAGTTATCTTCTAAGTTATCTTTGAATCTGCTATTCTGTCAACATCGCAGTCATAGACTTTATGCAGAATGTTTCCTTTGACTATTGAGAAGTCAAACTTGTCAATTCCAACTTCTATTACTTTTGACATATGGAGCTCTATATGCTTTGGCGTTCCAACTGTCTTTATGAACTTGTACTTGTTATTCTCGTCAAGAATGTAGTAGCCACAATCATTTCCTCTGTCTCCACGAGTCTGTTCATAAGGTGAACCAATGAATATGAACTTGCGTCTCTTAGCTACAAACTCACGATGTTGGTGTATATGTCCAGAGAATATTGTTCCAGTTCTTTTTACAACTTCAACAAAGTCACCAACTAAGTCTGACGCTTTTTTCTTTGAATTAACTGCTTCAGTAAAGTCATCATTTGTAGCAGTCTGCATTGTTGACTAAGATGCGAGCAAGTCATCTTGCTGAATCATGTCAGAAATGCTCTATGAAGCCTGCAAACTCTTAGAATTGTCTTCAATATAGCTAGCAATCAAGAACTTTGATGATATGTCAAAGTGGCCAACAAGAAAGTCGTAAGTCTCTTTTTTGTATGCAGACAAATCTGAAAGCCATGGACATAGAAGCATTTTGCTTCCATTAAGCTCAATCTCAGTTGGCTTCTCTACAACTGTTATGTTCTTAGTGTCTTTGAACATGTTCAGCGAGTTTACTTCAACTGAATTCTTGTAGTGAGCATCATGGTTTCCAACAACAAGATATGTCTTGCAATGCTTTGCAATTGCCTACATGCACTTAAGTGCAACATTCAATGTATTTACGTTTACTGACACTCTTTCATGGTACAAGTCACCACCAAATATGACATTCTGTATGTTCTCTTCTTTTATCTTCTCTAACATCTGCTTCACTACTTTGACACAGATGTTTAGTCTAGACACAGCATTCTGCTTCAAGCCGAAATGTATGTCTGTGAACAATAAAGTCTTTCCTGTCAATATATCCATTATAAATATTGTACATTGTTAGATAACAACAAAGGGACATCGAGTGATGTCCCTCTAGAGATTACACATGTATTTCACAAATATTACATCATTCCCATTGGCTATGGAGCTTCAGGCTTAGCAACTTCAGGCTCATTTGCCATCATGCAATCTGTAGTAAGAAGTAGACCTGCAATTGAAGCTGCATTCTTGATAGCGCTCACAGTAACAAGACATGGATCAATAATTCCAGCATCAATCATGTTGACATAGCTCTTTGTAAGAACATCATATCCAATGTTGTCATTTTCCTGCTCACGAATCTTAGCAATTATAAGTGAAGCATCAACTCCAGCATTGTTGCAGATTGAACGTGTTGGAGCATCAAGTGCATCTAGCATTATGCTTTCACCAATCTGCTCATCTTCTGAAAGTCCTGGATCACAAACATATGTTTTCTTAGCCATAAGAAGAATTGCACCACCACCTGGAACAATTCCTTCCTTTACTGCTGCTTTAGTAGCATTGAATGCATCATCAACACGATCTTTCTTCTCTTTGAGCTCTGCTTCTGTCTGAGCACCAACAAGAATTATTCCAACACCACCAGCAAGCTTTGCAAGACGTTCACGAAGCTTGTTTCTGTCATATTCATCTTCTGTTTTCTCAATCTGACCACGAAGTTCTGCTACACGTGCATCAATTGCAGACTTGTCACCATTACCATCAATGATAGTAGTGTTATCCTTAGTCACAACTACACGCTTTGCAGAACCAAGCTGGACATTCTGGTATGTGACACCAGTCTCATCTGATACAACTGAAGCCTTAGTAAGAATTGCAATGTCATTCAGAATTGCTTTACGATTGTCACCATAAGATGGGCTCTTGACTGCGCAAACTGGAAGTCCGCGAAGCTTGTTCATGACTAATGTAGAAAGTGCTTCACCTTCAACATCTTCTGCAACAATCAACAATGGACGACCAGACTGAGCAATGTTCTGAAGTATTGGCAAGAACTCATTTACGTTTGAAATCTTCTTGTCTACAAGCAAAATGAATGGCTTGTCAAAATCAGCTTCCATCTTGTCGTTCGTTATGAAATATGGAGAGATATAGCCACGGTCAAATTGCATTCCTTCAACTATCTTGCTCTCCATAGCTGTAGTGTTGCCATCCTCAACCTTGATTGTTCCATCATTTCCAATCTTGGACATGACTTCAGCAATTGTCTCACCAATCTCTTCATCACCATTTGCTGAGACTCTTGCTACTTGCTTAATCTCTTCCTTTGTAGAAATCTGCTTTGCTGAAGCTTTAACATATTCTACAATAACATTTGCTGTCTTCTCAATTCCATTCTTTATGAGAACTGGATTTGCACCCATAGCTACATGCTTCAGTCCATTTTTGTAAAGGGCTGCAGCAAGAACTGTAGAGGTAGTAGTTCCATCACCAACCATGGTGTTAGTCTTTGATGCAACTTCCTTAATTACTTTAGCACCCATGTTCTCAAATGGGTCTTTGAATTCAACTGCTTCTGCTACAGTGACGCCATCTTTTGTCACATGCACGCCATATCCCTCATCTATAAGAACAGTCCTACCACGAGGTCCAAGAGTTGAGGCTACAGCTTTTTCTAGCTTTGTGACACCATTTAGAAGTGCTTCACGCACATCTGAGTCATATTTTAGAATTTTTGCCATAAGTTCTTCCTTATACTTAGATAATAATATTATACCTAATTATGAGATTGTAAATAACTATAAACGTTTAAGGCATTATCAGATGAGCGAAGAAACTCCAAAAATTGTAAACCCTGTATCATATGACTCTACAGGAACAGTATATTTGACACCGTCTTTGGCTAATAGAATGACAAGCGCAGACCATGTGATTGTCACTACAGTAGATCCAGATATGCCTAATGTCAAATGGAGTGAAGTAGACAAAGACTCTCTTCAGAGACCATACTCTAACAAACGTGTTCCATCTTCTAAAATTGTTGGTGACATTGTAGATGTAGCTAATTCAACAAGCATGAAGTTGCCATATTTGTCTAACTGCATCTCAAGCATAAGCAATGATGTTACAATTTTGCAATAGAATGTCCAAGAGATAATAGACAGCGATGAAATAATAAACATACGAAATAGACTTACAATCTTGTCTAACAACTTGTCAGGTCTTTTCGGCAAGCATGTGACACGTTTCATTGGAGTTTCAGAAACAGATCCACTTTGTGGTGTTGTTACAATAGATGGAAACAGATATGTTGTAAGTACTGATTTTGACACATCAAACAATGGAAATGTCGTATACTACAAAAAGACAATTGCTAACCATATCCAATGCGGCGGACATTCAGATCAACATGAGCCAGTGTCTGCAATAACTACAATGTATGCTTACATCTATGCTAATGGTGTTTGGAATGACTCTGGCCATATAACATTCACTGATGATGGTCAATTCCATAGATTTGGATATTCATTCTATGAGAATCTGTCTACATTGATCCATGATGATATGGTATGCGACTATGCCAATATAAAGATAACTAAGATTAGTGGTTTGCAGCAAGCATTGAATAAAAATACAGATGACCATAGTTATCTAAGTGGAAGAATAGATGCATTAAACAACAACTTAAGCAACTACTAGCTTAAGACAAGTGCAGAAACATCAGCAAGAAATCTCAACAATGGAATAAATTCTGCTAATGTAAGAATTGATGAACTAAGTGGAAAACTAAGCACATATCTGCCTAAGTCAGTTAGAGTCTAGTCATTGAACAATCCTAATGACACAACTATTCCTTCTACATATGCTGTAAACCAAGCATTAACAGCAATAAACAACAACATTTTGACTACAAGAACAGATCTTACTTCGAGAATACAACTTTCATCTGATGACTTGCTTTCAAAACTTCAGTTGTCTGTGCATAACATATTAAACATATTGAGCGCAACACTTCGTCCAGAAGTGAATTCAGTGAACGCACGAAACTAGATAATACACAACTACACATGGTAATGAAGATACTTGAATTTATAAAAGAGACTATTGGAAAGTCATTAGCAGAAGTGCTCATCAAATTGTTTGATGCAGTAAAAAGTGTGTCTAGTCTTCTTATGGCTTGGCATAAGTCAAAAGAAAACAAAGAGAAACAGAAAGAGCAAAAAGAGAAAGAAGACAAGATAGACAATGTTGCAAACAATGGAACATTAGATGATTTGCTTGACTTAGGAAAAGGAACTATAAAATGAAAGAATATATATTTGCTGCATGTGGTGTAAAGAATTATGACTCAGATATGCTTAAGATTAGATATTTTAATGATATCAAAGATATAGAAAAATGGATTAAGTTATTTATTTCTACCGATAAATCATTGTCTGATGACGTAAAACAACGTATGTTTGATGATACATTAAAATCACTTAATACTACTGGTAAAGCAACATTAAAAATTTCTGATATGTACTTGCTATGTATTGAAGAACTTAATTTAATAAAGAAAATAAAAGATCGTTGATTATGAAGACATTTTTTACAATAGTTTTGATGTTAATTTGTACTGGTTGTATGACAGCAAAAGATCCTGTAGTTGAGACTACTAAGCCATGGGAAAACCATTACTACACAGTAGAGCAATTTTAGAATGGAACTAAAGAAATGAAGCTTGAGAAAAGTGAATCTGTTTGGGTGATCTCAAACCGTACACTTTCAAGAGTCCTTAAGAACTACATGAAAAACAACGAGAAATAATATGGAAAACAAAACAGACAATCCTTTCTACAGTAAGAAAGTTCAAGACATGCTCAGCAAGCTTATTTCTGAAGAGATGCTTGCTAACATGACTTACAGAAACGCTATAATGGCAGGATTTGATGTTGACAAGATGCCAGTTGACAACTTTCCAACATTGAACAAGCCATTCTAGACAATTGCAGATGATGAGCTAAGTGACCATCACAGAGCATTAGTCTCATTTGCATTCACTTATGGATATGAAGTTCCATTCCAAGACAAAGAGTTCAAGAAGTTCGCTTCTGAGAAAGCTTGGAAGGGATATGATGGAATGAAGCGTGGCCAAGATGCTATGTACTATATTGACTTGATGATTGACCTTGAGAAAGATGCTATCAAGTCATATGAGGATGCAATGAAAGTTTCAGACGTTCCTTATGAACTTTATACAATATTGCAGAAGAACTACTATGACGAGTGCGAACATCTTGATGACTTGAACACTTTAAAGATTGCTACTGAGGCTGGAGTTGATCTTGCATGGACAAATGCTTATGAAGGTGACCAACCAGAATATGCATATTCATATCTTTGGCCTTACAGCTGCATTTATGGAGGATGCTACTGATGAAGAAGATAATTGCAATTGCTGCTCTTTCATGCTTGATGCTCTTTGGCTGCAAGTCAAAGCCACAAAATCCATCTTACTATGATGGTGGAAGTACTACAAACGTCATAATGTAGACTGAGTTCAATGAAGAGACATATGTATGGGAAAGCTTCATATTTTCAACTAACAGAGTAAACAATACAGGAAAATGACATGAAGAAACTTAGTGAGTCAATATCAAACTTTTCATTCAGTAACTACATGGACAGGAATGGTGAAGCTGCATTCAACATCATATTCAATCTTGAATACTTCATCAAAAATGCTACAAAGATTGTGAATGACTTCCACCATTATGGAAACTGTGTGCTGCAAGACAAGAATAAAGCATATGGTTTGATGTTCAAAGACACTAGTGGTGATGAAAATGACATATACATGAAAGCACATGTGTATCGTTGGCCATAGGAAGGTCTTATCAGGGGTGGAGTGACATTCTATCCTGGCTCAAAGAACTTTGGCCAAGAACTTTATAAAGTACTGCCAGATGTGGGGTAACAACTATGGGAATAAATCAAGAACTTATAAACAAGTACAAGAACGACAAGCTGATAATAAAGACATACTATCAAGCAAAAGACCGCAATGGAATGCTTGCTAATGTGGATGGAATTGTCAATCCGCTGAAGATTGACAATCGTCAGCTTATGGCTCCAACAGACAACTAGCTAAACATTCCAGCATGTGCAGGTTTCTCTGCTTGCACTTTGATTGAGACTCTCTATTGGAAGACTACTGGAAAGCTTATACAGCTTGACTCTAAGCAAGTGTATGCTAAAGCAAAGACAATTGATGGAAGTCCAAATGAAGAAGGAACTTATCTTGAATACTCACTACAAGCTGCATTGAGCTTAAGTGATTTTGATTTCTTGAAGAATGCTAAAGTAGAGCTTTTCTACAATGACAACACTAAAGATACTATTGAGCTTACTAAGTTCTTGCTTCACAAATATGACTTCTTGCAAGTTGGCTTCATGATTGATGAAGCATGGTATGAATGTGACAACAGAAACTATGTCTTGAAGAAAGGTGGCAGGAGTCTCGGTGGACATGCAGTCAACTTAGCTGGATATGATTAGCAAGGTATATATGTGCTTAACCAATGGGGAACTAACTGGGGCGCTAAAGGCTATGCAATAATGCCATGGGATCTTTATCTTAAAGAACTTATGTATGGTGCATTCATAAAGCTTTAATCTGAAGTGACATTTATATTTTAATAAAGGAAAGACAATGACAACAATATTTTTAGGAAAGCCACCTGCCAATATAGAAGCATGGATCAAAGCTCACTCTCAGCCAGCAGGACATGCTGACACTTGGATAAAGTTCTCTGAAAATGACACTTGGCATGAGTATGAAATCAAAGGTGCAATGGATTATGATGCACTTATTTCAGCTGGATTGATGCCAGAAGGAAGTGGTACTGAAATAGAACCGTCTTGGAATACGTATCCATACGCAGTAGAAATTGGAACGGTTGTGACGAGCATCGGGGATTATGCGTTCTACTATTGCACTGGCCTGACGAGCGTGACGATACCGAGTGTAACGAGCATCGGGGAGGGTGCGTTCTGCTATTGCACTGGCCTGCCGAGCGTGACGATCCCTGACGGTGTGACTAGCATCGGGTCTTCTGCGTTCTCTGGCTGTAGCGGGCTGACGAACGTGACAATCCCAGACAGTGTCACGAGCATCGGGTTTCGTGCGTTCGAGGACTGCCTCAGCTTGACGAGCATGACGATTCCGGATAGCGTGACGAGCATCGGGTCTTCTGCGTTCTTCGGTTGTAGCAGTCTTACAAGTGTGACGATAACAGCAAATGGTGGAAATGCTGAAAATGTTAAACAAGCAATGATTGCTGCTGGTGTTCCTGAAAACATCACCTGGAACATGCCTGAACATCCGGAGACAAGGTTCACTCTTGCAGACGGAACTGTTGAGACATACGACATCACAGGAACACTTGACAGACAATGGATGAATGACAACGGATTTTTTGATATAAGTAATATTAAATGGACAAAGACCATAACCCAGGTAGACATTGGAAATACAGTGACGAGCATCGGGTCTTTTGCGTTCTTCCATTGCAGCGGTCTGACTAGCGTGACGATGCCTAACAGCGTGACGAGTATCGTGGATTCTGCGTTTTGCGAATGCACCGGCCTGACAAGCGTGACAATACCTGGCTCGGTGACGAGTATCGGGGATGAGGCGTTCGCAGATTGCAGCGGTCTGACGAGCGTGACGATAGGCAATGGCGTTAAAAGCATCGGAAATAGTGCGTTCTACAATTGCAGCGGTCTTACGAGCGTGACGATACCGGACAGCGTGACGAGCATTGGGGCTTATGCGTTCTCCTATTGCATCGGACTTACGAGCGTGACGATTCCATCTAGCGTTACAAGCATCTTGGATGATGCGTTCAACGGTTGTAGCGGCCTTACGGGCGTGACAATAACTGCAAATGGTGGAAATGCTGAAAATGTCAAGTAGATGATGATTGGTGCTGGTGTTTCTTCAAGTATCACCTGGAACATGCCAATTTAATAGCAAAAAGGAAAATGAAATGACACGGATATATCTAGGAAATCCTCCAGCGCATACAATGCAATGGATAAAAGACCATGCTGGACCAGCTGCCGATCCGAAAACCTACATCAAGTTTTCGGACGGAACCGAGTTCTACGACGTCATCTAGTTCCCCGACGGGCTCGACGGCATCTTCGATCTGAGGACCGCTGTCAAGTACGGCTGGACAGACGAAGGACATGACGGATACGGCGGACCGCCATCGTGGGACATCAAATATCCCACCGAGGTGGTTTTAGGATCTAACGTTACGATTATCGGGAACTATGCATTCTCCGACTGCACCGGCCTGACGAGCGTGACGATCCCCGACAGCGTGACGAACATCGGGTCTTATGCGTTAGCAGAGTGCAGAGGTCTGACGAACGTGACGATTCCCGACAGCGTGACGAATATCAAGAATCAGGCGTTCTACGGTTGTGACGGTTTGACGAGTGTGACGATACCTGGCTCGGTGACGAGTATCGGGGATGAGGCGTTCAAATATTGCGGCGGGTTGACTAGCGTGACGATTGGCAACGGTGTAACGAGCATCGGGTTTTATGCGTTTTACGGTTGCACCGGCCTGACGAGCGTGACGATCCCGGACAGCGTGACGGACATCGGGGCTTCTGCGTTCGCAGATTGCAGCGGTCTGACGAGCGTGACGATACCCGACAGCGTGACGTACATTGAGGAGAGTGCGTTCCGCCGTTGCGACAGCATGACAAGCATAACAATTGAAGGAAAAGTCAAAGCCACTGTTCAAGCCATGAACAACTATCCATTTGGACTTAATGAAGCAAATGAAAATGGCGTGACAATTCACTGCACAGACGGTGACATTCAAGTTCAATATGAAGGAGAATGAACTTCATATAAAACAAGTAAATAGATGACGATTGACGTTGATATATCTTCAGATATTACATGGAACATGCCAAGCTAAAAATAACTGGTATTATAAAACAACAAAGGCCAGACATATGTCTGGCCTTTAATCACCTTATGTAGATTAACTTACTTAGTCAGATACTCATAAGCTTCCTTGTCCATATCAACTGGTGCAGCCTTGAGAGCATTTCCAACATTGAACGTTGACAAGAATCCATCTGTGAATCCACGTACAGCTGCTGCCACCAAGTCAGTGACCTCACGCGCCTTTGGATAACGGACATTGAACTCATAGTCAAGTGCTTTTGTAGCAACATTGAAAGCAGCAAGAACAAGAACATCCTGTCCTTTCTTCAACTTTCCATCAGCAACAAGCTTAGCTACAACTTCCTTAGCTACTGGAGTCCAAGCCTCTTCAAAAGTCTGGCCCTTAGCAGGAGTTGCCTTTGAGACCTCCTTCATGATCTCAACTACAGCTGTCTTTGCTTCAGCATCCATCTTTGTCTGGCCAGCAACATATCCTGCTGCAACGCCGATTGCACGTGACGTGGTCTCCATCTTCTCTGGTGTTGGCAAATCCTTGTCACAACCAGTAAAGAATACGGCCAACGCCGCAAGCACTACCATTAGTATTTTCTTCATTGTTTATTTCCTTTGTTGTATACAACTTTACCTATATATATTATACAGCTATTACGCAAGCTTGAACATCTTGCCATTAGCAAATCTTACAAAAAGCTAGTTGTCATTAGAAAACATAACTGTTCTAGTTCCCTTGAACTTGTAGAAGTTGTCGCCTTTGTTGTTTATGTCTTTGACTTCAAATGTCTTGTCATAAAGTGAATTCAGGCAAATTATCTGCTATTGTGGAGAAGCTATCTCATCACATGCTACAGTGAATGACTTTCCTTCTAGATTTACAAACACTAGAATGTCATCTGTTGCTTTGAGATATCTTAGACCTTCATCATATATTGCGCCATTCAATTCTTTAGATAATCGCTTCTAATCATCAAACACAATGTCTGTTGCTTGGTCTTTTGAATCTACATATGTCAAGTCATAGCCATTAGTCACAATCTTAGAGCCATCACCAAACTCCATCAAGTCTAATGCCATTCCAGATGGAAGATATTCATAAGGGTTTCGCTTCTTGAGCTAAGCTGTTTCTTTGTCATATTCAGTTATAGTTCCATCATAGCCACCATATACTTTGTCTTGGCCATCATCATACACTGAAATCTTCTTAGCTACTTCTTCACGAATAACTTGGTCTTTTATGAGGATCTCTTCAACACGTTCATTTGCTTCATTCTCTGGAACATTCTCGTATTGGTTCCTGTAGCGCTTTGCTTTGCATTTCCATACATACTTGTGCATGCATGGGTTTATTCCATCAGATGTCATCTGCTTGTCAAGTACTTCAGTAAGCTCATATTGCTCTCTGTTTTTGTCATCAGGAAAGTCAATTATAACTAAGTCACCAACTTCAGGATGAATCAATTCAACATACTTTCCAATGCTTGTCATGTCATAGAATAGCATTGTTCCATGAAGCTTTCCTTTAAGGACGCATTTTGTCTTTCCTTTTCCAATGTTTACTTTATGGACAGTATATGTCAAGTTTATCATTGAGTCAATATACTCGTTGTTCTTTATCTTATGAGTGAAGCTCTTGTATATGTCATCATTGACTGGTATTTCAACTACTAAGTCTGAGTGTTCATAAGGATGGCATATTATGCTGTTCTGCTTTCCAAATTCATATTTGTCAATCTAAGCGCTTAATTTTCCTGAAAGGTTTCCGCATGTGAATGTCTCTTCATATACGCAACCCCATAGATATGGAAATGAACCAGCAGAAGTTTCAGCATTGAATTCAGGAATGTCACATACAATCTCTTTTTCATCAATCTTGACTTCTTTATATTGGCCACATTTTGAAGCAAGCATGCATGCGAACTCTTTTTTGTGGAACACAAATGTAGTCTCAACATCAGGATTCAAGCCATACTTGTTGAGTTGGAAAATGTCATTGTCAACTTCCATGAATACCGGCATCTAAGCAGAAAGACTGTAGTCTGGATCATCATCATATCCATAAGCATGGCGAATGACTGTATTTGCATCAACTATTCCTTTAAGCTCTTGGAACTTCTTTGTGTCAAGCTTGCAGTATATGCAGTCTATTCCCTAAGCATGTATCTAGTCACGATACATGTTGTCAATCATCTTTGAAGTAGACTCAAGATTCTGTCTCTTCAAATATCGCACTTCATTGTAGTTTGACTGTCGTATTGCCATTGTATTTCTTGTATTGTAAATATAACTGAAATTATTTACAATGCCAAATATGTCTTGACGTATTTCAAACTGATTTTGGAAAGTGTAAATAAAATTATCTTGATTATTTGCTTAGTCATTAGAGTTGTGGAAAAATTCTAGATTAAAGTAAATAATTATAACACAACTAGAAAGCAAATAACAAACAACATTGAAGGTCAAAACTATGAAATATCTCGATATTTTGAAGAAATTTGATAATGCAATCGTAGAGGAAAACAAAAAGCTTAGCTCAATCTACTCTAAGCTCATCAAGGAAGCAAAAGAAGATGAGATCAAAGAGGGTGATGAAGAGAAGCTCAAAGAGAAGTGCTGCGATGAAGCTGACAAGGAACTTGACGAAGACGACAAGGAAGAGGTCAAAGAGTGCGGCGACAAAGACGATTTGAAGGAAGCTGACGACGAAAAAAAGGTAGATGAGGCCGATAAAGATGAAAAAGTCGATGAGGCTGAAAAGAAGGATGACGTCAAGGAAGCTGACGATGAAGAAGTGAAGGAAGGCGAAGAGGACGCTGAAAAGACTGATGAAGCTGATGGCGTATCTGCTGAAGAGTTCTTCAAGGATGCTGATGACGAGGAAGAGCAGAAGACCGATGAAGCTGATGATGCTGATTCAGAGGAAAAGACTGATGAAGCTGATGGCGACGATGAAGAAGTCGAGGAAGACGACAAGATGGTTTCAGCTGAAGAGTTCTTCAAGGATGACGAAGAGTCAGAAGAGAAGACAGATGAAGCTGACGGAGAAGATGACGAGAAAGTCGATGAAGATGATGCTGCTAAGGCAGAAGAATTCTTCAAAGATGACGATGATGAAGAAGCTAAGGACGGCGACGATGCTGAGAAGACTGACGAGTCAGATGATGAGAAGGTCGACGAAGCAGATGACGAAGAGAAGAAAGTTGACGAAGCTGACAAAGATGAAGTTGACGAAGCTGATGACG